AGCGAAGACGGGGTGGGGGGAGGGGGTGGTGCCCCGGTCACCATTTCCGGCTGGTCTTGACGGGTTTTGCAACCGTTTTTGGTTTCGGAGCGTTTCGATGCCCTTTGGACTGGTTGCATTGCCTGCAAATCGTTTCGAGGTTGTCCGCATGGTCTTTGCCGCCCATTGACCATGGGATGAGGTGATCGGGTTCGGCGCTTGATGGTGTTCGACCGTTGACGTAGTCGAGCAACACCTTGCAGTGTCGGCAGTGAGTGACGCCGTTGCGTTTGTCGCGCCGTAACGCTTGCTCACGTACACGCTTCCATGTGGACGTTCCTGTGCGCGATGTTGTCATTAGGTGACAACGATGGGCCCGCAGTTGACGACCACAGTCTCGGGCGTGCTGGCAACCTTGGCCCATACGTTGTAGACGCCCGGCTGTAGGCCTTGCACCATGACCCCCGCCTTGCCACCTAGCATGGTGGGGGTGGAGTAAGCGAGGGGGCGGGTACCATTCGGTGTTATGGCGAACGTAACCCCGGTCGTAACCACGGCCCCATCCACTGTGACTGTGATGGGTTGGAACTCTATGGATTCGCGTTCGTATCTCATAGCGTTCCTGCCCATCTGCGCGGTTCTAGTGTGGCTGTCACGGTGATGTCGACGGATGGTGCGACGTACATTGTGCCCGCTGCCGTCAGTGCTCCTGACCCTGCGAGCCCTGCCGTTGCCGGTGTTTGCGGCACGACTTCTTGCACCCCGGACGCCATGTAACCTGCCGGACTGTAGGACGCTGCCAAGGTCTTGTGCGGCGCGGTGTCTACAATGTGGGCGAGTACGGGCTTGCCGTAGGACTTGACCTCAGCCCATGACGCCGCAGATGCCGCATAGTCTTCACCGAGCATGTCCCAACGCGACTGTGTGGCCGCGATGGTGGGCGTGTCTGCGTCGAAGTAGTAGCCCCACGTCTTGTACCCGCGATTGCGGGCTTCAGCGTTGACGGTGATGTTGTTGGCTGGCTGCTTCGACACGATCCTGGCTGGTCCGCCGTTAGCGTCGAGGAGGTTGAAGAACGCCGTGATACCCGAGGATCCCTTGTTTTCCACGAACCATGCACGGTCGGGGAATGCGGGGAGCAGGTTGTCGAGGCGGGCAATGGGGTAGCCGCCGACTTTGGTGGTGAGGGTGGAGAGTGTCGCCCACGGTGTGACGTTGATGTCGTAGGACGTGCCGTTGAAGATCCGGCCTGTGGTTTGGTCGTGGGAGGCGACGAACACGCCATCCGAGGACATCCACACGGAGCATTCGAGGGCGAGCGTTGCGGCGTTGGCCCATGCTGCTGCCTGCGTGTACGCATAAAGCGTTTCTTCGGGCCAGTCCGCTGAGCCGCCGCGGTGCGCGACGTAGAGTGTGGGCTGTTGGAGCCAGGTGTCGAGCGGGCCGGGCTTACGTGCGGTGAGGGAACCTGAGCCGGCGAGTGTGGCTGTACCGTTTACGCTGGCTGTTGCGCTGGTGGTGAGCGCCCCGGAGCCTGTCAGGTTTGCCGGGCTGTTGTAGGACAGGCCGGCGGTGATGCTAAGGGTGCCGGTGCCGGTGAACGCTACTGACCCGGACGTGTTCGCCTTGCCCGTTACGGTTAGGGTGCCGGAGCCGGTGAAGTTGGCGACCGGTTGCGGGGCGAGGGTAAACATGATGCCCGCGCTTGTAGCCGCCGCCGGGTTGAAGGTGAACAGCCGTGTACCCGTGGCGCCTGAGGTGTTGAGCTGCTGGTAGGCGACGTCAATACCGGACGTGGAGCCGGTCGTGGGGGATGCGACCTGCTCGCCGTCCGTCATGCCCGCACCGGGCGTCACAATCGAGACGGTCGTGTTCGAGTTGTTCCAGTACGCCACACCGACGAGTAGTGCGTTAGCGGCGACGGCGGTCACGGACGGGATGGTGGTGTTCCCGACGCCCTGAACCGCCATCGTTCCCACAGCATCAACCGGGTTCGACTGGGACGCCCCAGTAACACGGAACACGTCTAGCGCGATCCTGCCGGACCCTGAGAACGTCCACGAGTACGTGGTCGGAGCCTCAGCCGCAGCGGACGGGATCGCCTTGTAATAGACGCCGCCGGACTTGGCGGTGAACGTGGTCCCTGCGATCAGGGTCCAGCCCGCTGGGGCGGAGGTGACTGTCCCTGTGGCGAACTGTGAGAACGCCACCGCCACGAGCAGGTCGCCGTCAGCAACGTTCGCGGGCTTCGCGACACTGAGGGTGGATGCGGCGGCGGAGGATGCTGTGGTGGAGTTGCCCGGGCCGAACAGTGCTGTAACGGCCACGGACTACCCCCTTATGACTGCGTGTATGTGAAGGTGATCGTGTACGTGCCCTGGGAGGCGAACGCCTGCGAGGTGACCGCTGCGCCGTCAAGGTATGTCCCGGCGGTCGCTGCACTGTGAAGGCCAGCGCCGACGATGGTCACGCCTGCCGGTACGTCGAACGTTGCGGTAGCTGTGATGGCGCCGTTGGAAGCAGCACCCCAAGCGACGGCTTTGCGTGCGTAGGCGGGCGTGCCGCCTGTCACCTCAGTGCCGGCGGTCGCGCCGGGTGCGGTCGTGTAGAGCGCGGCGTATGGGGCGTCGGTACCGTACTTCGTGGCGAGGCTGTTCCTCTCGCCCACTGTCTGAACAGCCATGCGATCTCCTTAGTAAGTTAGTGTGCCGGCGTCATCGCGACGAGCGGCCTGCGCTGTAACCCTGCGCGGGAGATGACGCCTCCTACGAGTCGTTCCTATTCTTTGTTCCAACCATCCAGGCGGTAGCGGCGCCTATTCGGTCAGTCATTAGTGACTGATGTTGTTTAATCAGTCTTCTTCGGTTTCGTCTATGTAGACGACCTCGAAGTCGTTGGAGTCTTCAAGCGCGTCTTTGTAGCCTTCGGCGTATTTGCCGAGGGCTACGGTGGCGGTGACTTCGCGGATGTGTTCGGCGCGGGCCTCGATCATTTCAACGAGCGCGTTGTATAGGCGCATTCTCACTCCTTGAGGCAGCCTAGGCAAAACAGGAACCAGCAGAACAGGAGCAGGTAGGTCATGCGGTGAGGATGGTCAGCGACGAAAGGTCGAACCCGTTGCCAGTAACGTCGAAGACCATCAAGCCGGGATCGGAGTCGCGGCCTTGTGTTTGCCGGAACCAGTCGGATCCGTTGTCGAGTGTGGGTGCGCCGAGGCAGTAGCGTTGGCGCCCGCTGGCGGGGTTACGTCCAGCAACCGAGGCGGAGAACGAGTGGTAGTGACCGTGAACGAGAACGTCGGCAGCAGCAGCAGCTTGTGCACCAAAAGCCTGCTTCTGCCACCAGGTGACGGCTTGTCCGGGTCCGAACTGATTGCCGTGCACCACGCCGATCTTCGTGCCGTAGAAGTCCACGGACACGCTCTCGTCGTACTCGGCAGGCTTGACCCATGAGACGTTCATCCCGGATGCGTCGGTGACCTTCTCAACCTGCTTGTGCATGAACAGCCCAAGGTCGTCGCTCGGACGCCCAAGGTTCTGCTTGCCACAACGCCAAGCAGCGTGATTCGAGGGAATGCCAGCAACCGTGACAGGCGCGTAAGCGTGCGCCAGGTTGATGTACTCGAACAGCTCAGTGCCGTACGTGTCGAGCTGGCCCGACAGGCTGAGGTCGTTCGTAAACATGGGGTTGCCACCAGACTCGAAACCCTCAATCCCGTCGCCAGCATCAGCGATAAGGATCTGCGACGGGTTGCGCTCAGCAAGCAGCTCGTCCAACTTCTTACGGATGACCGTTGAGCGTTCGATCAGATCGGCAGTGCCGCCGCGGGAGCCGGTCTTGCCAATCTGAGGATCCGCCCAGACGATGACCGTTGCGCGTTCCTCGTAGGGAGGCTTGGGCGTCGGGGTGGCGTGCTTAGCAGCGGCGTAGAGTGCAGGAAGGTCCACTTGTTCAGACTTGTCATCAGAACCAGCAATAGGCCGGACGTTATTTAGCTTATTCCAGAAGCCGCCACCAGGGTTCGAGGTCCAGCCCCAAGTGAAGGTGACCTTGTCCGGGTCCTGACCCTTGGAAGCGATGAACGCCCGGTAGTCGTCATGACCCCACGGCGCTTCGCTGAACCGTGAGTAGGAGCTTGACCCGTCCGGGTTGTGCGTCTCAGACTCGCCGGCAGGAATGCCCTTGGCTTTGTCGCAAGCGCATTTCCCGGCCCGGTGGTCATTGATAGCCGATTTGCTGATCCCGGTGAACTTCGCGGCCTGCCTGGAAGTCATCGCCTCAGTGTTCGGCGTCCACGCGGCTCCGTACTTGCACAGCATTAGGACTCCTTGCTCAGGGGATGAAATAGACGACTACTGGCTCTGCCCGCTTTTGGCGCTCGTGGCGCTAAGTCTTCGGGGGTGTTCGCCGTCAGTGGGCAGTGCGGGATTTGCACCCGCTGTCCTCAGGGTTTCGCTAGGTCCCCCTGCGGCATATCTTTCCTGCCCGTCCATGTACTTGTTGAGCCGCGCATGGTCGCGGACATTAATCCCTCTCGCGTGGCAGCTCTATGGCTGAGCAGGCCGCGGCTTGCGAGGCGTGGAAAGGCTAAGCCACATCACGGCTTAAACGCTTGACCACGCGAGAGGAAACTTAGATGGTGGCCTTGATCGTCCCTATGAGGATGGCCCGGGCGTGCATGACACCCGACCGGCAGCCGGCGGTGGTTAGCTCGTCAAGCTTCTCGTCCATCGCGGAGACTAGACCGCGGAGGGCTTGGGCGTCGTTCAGCTCGGCGACATGCACCGGATGGCGGGGCCGGTTCTTCGGATCGTACATGGCCCCTCCGTTCAGTTGATGTGCTTGTCGTCTTCGATGTGCTTATTGAGTTGATGCGTCTCGTCAATCAAGACGGCGATCATGGGCGTGAGTGCTTCGCGGTGCTTGTTCCAGTGATGCCGGCACCACTTCAACTCACCATTACCCCGGAACGTGGGCGACCAGGTGATTATCGTGAGCACGAACGCGCGACTGCCGCAACGGTCGCAGCGGTCGGCGTGAGTCAACAGTGGCTTATCGGATGCAACCTGAACGCTCATCGCGTACCCCCGGCTCATTGGGCAAAAGGAAAGGCACCCGGCGTGTGCCGGATGCCTATTCGTCCTAATAAAAACGATACAGGACAGAATCACTGTCTGTCAACAGTGACTTACAGTGACTTGGATGTTAAGCGGCTCCGTTGATAGGCCACTTCTCATCCTTGGCCCTCTTGATGTCCAGCACATCCCCGAGCCGGTATGCGGGAGGTATCGGCTTACCTGTCTCGTCCGTCTCCGGGTTGGCCCTGACAAGCTTCGGATCCTTGTCGCCACGCTTGGTCGCCCACTTCCGTATCTGGTCGGCGGTGATGAGGTACCCGTACTGCGGTGCCGAGAGTTTCCGTGACAGGTCGGCTGCGGTCCCGATGTAGTAGTCCTTGGCGGTTTGCGCATAAGCCGTCCACCTGGCCACCTCGTAACTAAGCCCGCACGTCTTGCACCGGGCCGTATCCGCACCTTTGACCGCGTACAGGTCGGACCCGTCCTCAGCGCATGTCCCGGCGAACACTTTCTGCTCGTGCACGCGGGTCACGTCCTCACACTCCCGCAGCAGCTTGCCCAACTCGCCCTCAACATCCCCGGCCCAATCCTGCGTGCGGAGTGTCCCGATGTGGGTCTGCAGGTACGACGCGAGCCCGGACGAGTCGCGCCGGGTCGTGTGAATACCTGTGAATCTTGTGAGTCTTGTGCATATCTCCCGCAGGTACTTGTCCAACGCCATGTGCGCATCCAACGCGGTGTCGTTGATCGGCAACGGCGCGTGCAGGCTACCCGAGGCGCTGACCCTTTCGCCATACGAGGCCGTCAGTGACGCCCGCGGAATCGCGGCTACAAGGTCACCGACGACGCTGTCCAGCTCGCACAGCAGTTGCTCCAGGCGGGCACAGCAGGCGTGGCAGAGGAATATTCCATCGGACGTCTCGGCGCCACACTTGCAATTCATGGCTTCCCTTCGAGGATGTGCCGGATGATTGATGGACTGTAGGCATCGCGCGACTTCTGCATGTCCAGTTCGAACAACGCTTTCTGGATCCGTTCGCGGGATTCTGACTCACGGGCCAGGAGTAAGTCGTAATTGTTCGTGCGGTCGGTCATGGCTTCTCCGGTCGGCTAATCATGGCGAGTTCGAGCCGGGCGACAGCGAACGTCGAGCCGGGTTCTTCCTCTTGGTAGTCAGTGAGCATCGCAACCGCCTCGCTTATGGTGTCGAATTGGTAATCGTCCACGTCCACCCAGCGGCCCCCCATGTCTTGAAGCAGCCTGTAGCCAACCTTGTCGCCGATTCCCCCACTCACAGCCCGCACCTCCCGCATGCCCCGTCAATGTGGCACCCTTCCGCGATGCATTTGCGTAGCCGGCGGGTCATGATCGCCGCTGACAGTGCCGCGCCGTCCCGCTGGATGCTGGCCTGGTACGCGCGCACGTCCTCGCTCATGATGCGTCCGGGGTGGCGAGGGCGGCTCGGAGGTTACTCGCAACCCACCCCAACAGGTGCCCTTTCCTTGCCCCGAGGATTTCCACGAGCACCTCCACCCGTTCAATCACGGCCCGCTGTTCCCGCACCATGGCGAGGAGGGCGGCGCGGTCCTTTTCTGCGCGGCTCATCTCGGATTCATGAATCTGGGGAATCCGCGCCGCAATCTCCGCAACCACGTCCCCGTCCCCGCCGGCCATGCTGATCAGGTGCTCGTTGTAGTCGCTCATTTGAGTCCGTCCATCCGGTCGAGGCGTGAATACTGCGGGTCAGGGTCGTCGGCGATGATGTGGCGCTCGACCCAGGTGCGGATGGTGCTCATTTTGCGGCCTCCTCAACCTTGGCGAGGTGGCGCAGCTCAATCAGCAGCTCATCGAGGACGCGGAAGTTTCCGCCATCCCTCGGGATCCCCTCGGCCAGGCTGATGCAGTTCTGGAGCGTATGAAGCCTCATGCTCTGACCTCCAGAACTTTGTCGAGGGTGTAGCGGTCATTCCATGCGTAGCCGCTTTCGACTGTGACTGATTTGGCGTTGACGCGGACTACTTTGTGCCACCCGACGTCGGTGCGGACGACTCTGGCCGCCCCGAGTTCTTCCGTGGTGTACGGGACGGGCGCGAACTTTACCCGGTACTCGGCCTGGTTCGCTGCGGTCGTGGCCTCCCATTCCGCTTTAGCTTCAGCAAGGGCCGCGTCTATGCTGCGTTCCGTGGCGGCTGCTCTAGCCCGGTACGCCGTTCTGGTGTCTCGCTTCATGGTGCTCATCTCCATTTCGTGCCCACCGCGCAAGGGTGGGGCTGGTGCTTAGTCTACTGCATCGAGGCAGTGAAACACAGTGATTTAGTAGTTATGCTGAAAGTCCGAAATCAAAAACTTCTTGCGCGCAACGCTTGGCGATGATCTCGCAGTAGCGTTCCTCAAGTTCGACCCCGACGACTTGGCGGCGCAGGTTCTTGGCGGCCATCAGCGTTGCGCCCGATCCGGCAAATGGATCCGCAATTACGCCGTCTGGGCATTTCCTAATCAAGCCCTCCATGAGGCCGATGGGCTTAGGTGTTGGGTGTCCCGTCATTGCGGCTAGCCCGTCCTTGCCACTCCTAAGCTCGTGCGTGATGTAGACGTTCCTCTCAGGCTCGCCCCCGAATCCCGCCCCGATGATGTAGATTTCTTCCTCCGTCGCGTACCAGGGTGCGCGAGTGAGGTTCGGGTGCGTGTTCGCCTTGTGCCAGATCAGTCGCTGCTTAGTCCCCTTGGGGCGCGACACGCGCCATGTCCCGAACATGATGGCCGGGCGCTTACCCCATGCTTTGAGCGCGTCGTCTCGGGCTGTCGCGTCCTGATCGCCCGCCACCGCGTTCGACACCCTTAGCGAGTTGTCCATCTTGCCGTTGCTATGGCGCATGGCGCGCTGATCGATGCTCATGCCGTACGGAGGGTCTGTCACCAGCACATCAGCATCTAGCCATTCGCGATGATCGGTCAAGCAGTCTCCGTGGTAGAGGGTTACGAAGTCATCCGAATAGTAGAGGCTCATTCGATGTCCCCAACAACTCGCTCTAGCGTGCGTACCGTGCGGCACGGGTAAGTGCTATCCCGGTCCGGGCCGCAGATTACGCAGCCATTACTGAGGTGCCCACGGAAAAAGTCTTCGGCGTGCATGGCGATGACCTCCCGGATTGCTTCAGTCTGATTCATCATGCCGCCCTCTTGTCCATGTCGCTGTGCGTGAAAAGTTCGAGACGCTTAGCGACTACTACCCTTTCGGCTTCCTCGATGGTCTTGTAGCAGCCGAGGTACATTCGCTTCCAGTTGTGGCAGATGGAGGCTCGCCAGAGAAGTCTGCCGTTATCCCAGGTGACGCCCCGGACGCCGCTTTTGCTATTCTTTTGGGCGCCGCCAGCGTTTTCGCAGTTCTGCTTGGCCGTCACGGGGCGCAAGTGGCCCGGGTTTACGCAAGCTCGGTTGTGGCAGGTGTGGTCTAGTTGGCGACCTTCCGGGATGGCGCCGACGTGCAGTTCATACGAAACGCGATGCGCGGCCCGAGCCTTCCGCCCTACATGGAATACGCCGTACCCGCGGCTTGTTCCGGCGGTCCAGTTCCAGCACGTCTCCGTCTTATCAACCTTCGCCCAAAAGTTCGCTAGTTGGCTTTCGATCAGTTCTATTACTGCCATGCGATTATCCCCGTCAGTCGAAACCGTAGTAACTTACTTAAGTCTACACGCATTTTCCAGTGAATCACAGTGATTCAAAACTAAAAATAATGCCGGGTTCACCTTTTCCGCCGTGACGATGATCGGGTCCGTGGACGTGCTTCCAGTCGTCATCGACAAGTAGGCCGGCGTCAACGAACCCGTCAACACACGCTTTCGTGGTGGTGTTCAGGTTGTTCGGGTCGTACCTGCCGGCGCGATCCTTCCAGACGTGCGCCACAATCCTTACGGGGTGATCGAAGGACCATCCTGGCGGGACCGCTTCGGCTGCTGCGGCACGCCACGCCTTCACGCGATCGGCTTTGACCATGCGGTGGATCCTCATGTTGCTGTTGAGCCAGCCGGTGGGCTTTGGGACGAAAAGCGACAGGAGGCTCGTGGGCGGCTCAGAATCTACTGCCCGGCACTCACTCCCACACAGTGACTTACAGTGACTCACAGGGCACGCCCACGGCTTGCCAGGTCCCTTTGCCGCTCCTGCCGCCCCACCTCTTGCAGCCGATCCCACTCCTCCGGGTTCCTCGCCCGCCACGACATCGGATGCGCAACCGGCTTTGCAGGCTCCAACGCAATCGCCCGCTCCCCGGCTTCACGGCTCGTCCGAATGTTCGCCGACCGCTTGCTGATCGCACCCGGACTGGCGGCGATACTCTCGTTCGCCTTGTAATGCTCCAACACGGCCTGCTTGGCAACATCCGCCGGCGTGTTCCGCATCGCATACGCCCACACTTCGACGTTCGCCTCGTTCAACATCACGCGCGGGTCAACCTGGTTCACCCAGGTCAGCATCGCGATTGTCTGCTTGTGGTCCATGGCTATCCTTCAATCTCTGGGAATGATGACTGTTGTGCGTCGTAAGCCTGGAGCATCGCCATGCCCTTTGCGAGTCCGCGGGAACTGTGATCCATTGCCCTGCCACCACGGGCTGGCAGTGGCTCGTCATCCCAGGAGCCCGCATTCAGCCATGTGCCGAAGTGCTTGGTGAACTGGGGCTCCCGGTTCGGGTCGTCCCTGTAGCGGACAACACCAGCGGCGAGGGTTTCGTAGTCGGCTTCCTTGGCTGCTTTTTGGTAGGCCTTGTATGCGGCCTTCTTGTCACGCTTTGCCGGGTAGAGATTCCACAACTTCTCGAAGTCGGCGGGGTAACCGCTTTTTGGCGGGGAGTGAGGAGTTAGGGAGTTAGGAGTAGGGAGAAGGGAGTAGGGAGCATCGGAAGGGTTCCGCGCCGGTTCGGAAAGGGTTTGCGGAAGGGTTTCGGGAAGGGTTTCAAAAGCGGGTGCGGAAGGGTTGAACAATGGCAGTTCGCGGGGGTCCGTCGCCCGCTTGCTGAGCAGTTCCCGGCACGCTTCCCAGCCCTTCAGTAGCGGCTCCTCATCGTGCAGGCGGTTCAACTCGTGAACGACAACGCCGCGGATCGCCCGTGAGCCGATCTCCGAGAACTTCCGGTACATGGCCTTGGCGATATTGGGGGATGACAGCAGCCCATCGTTGCGGATGAATGACCGCACCAGCACTTCGCCTGTCGTCTCGTCAATGACCAGGTATAGGCCTGCCGATAGTTCCGCTGCGGCAGCTTCTACCCGCGCCACGGTCCAGCCGTGGGCGAGCTGTGACACCCTGCCGGCATGCCATGCCGTGACGCCGCAGAAGTTCAGTGACATCTGCGTAGTCACCACAAGGTAGAGGTGCTGAGCCTCCGGGGTGAGGTCTAGGAAGTCATCGTCAAGCCAGATCGCAGTCTGGATCCTGGCATGTTCTCGCGCCATCAGAATCTCCCAACTGGGACGTTTTCGTAGCGCTCTAGTGCGTCGTATCGCACACCATCCGACGCGTCGGCGAACGCCGCCTTGGCAATGCGGCTATGAAGCTGGATGTTGTGCAGATCCTCGCCGAACAAGATCGACATCGCCTCTTCCTTCAGGGCTTCTTCCTTCGTGGCGTAGCGGCTGATGTCAATCTTCGTTACATCCTTGAACCACGCCTTGTCTATGCGGTGCTCGTTGATTCGCCGACCAGGGTTCTCCGTGTAGCCCACGTAGATCACGCCGTACTCGTCGCAGAGCCAGTACACGTAGTAGCCGTCATTGCGGCCAAACCACCTCACGCCGCCACCCAATATTCTTCGCCGATGAGGCGGTGGTACACGTCGAGGCGCCCCCATTTCTGGAGGCGTGAACGGAGTGAGTCCTCGCGCCCCGCGTAGCCGATAGCCTTCAGGATGTAGCCGGTGCCCTGGTTGAGGCTGAGCATCCACTCGATCTCAGCGATGACCTCGGCGGCTGTTGGCAGGGTGGGTGTGGGCTTGGTGTATTTGCGACAGCGGATTGTCCAAGCTTCTTTGCAGGGCTGGCACCTTTCCTCTACACGTTTGGTGTGCGCCCGGTAGCCGGGGACGGTGCCGCAAATGTCGCGGTAAACAGTGGGGTTCTTCATTTGCTCATCCTTTGGTTCTTGTGCGCTTCTTTGCGGGCCTTGTCTGCTTGCCGGCGTTGGGCTTTGCGTTCCTCCGTGGCCGCGCTCATGCGTCGAAGTGGGGGAGCTTGGCGAAGCGGGTCCAGACCTCGGCCTCAGCCTTGGCTATGTACTCAATGCATGACTGGCCGCGTGCTGCCCTTTCGTGGATGGCATGGGCGGACCAGTATTCGGCGGCGAGTTCCGCATCGCTGAACCTCTTGTCCTGGCTGACGAGCGCGTAGGGGGAGTAGAAGCCGCCGACGCGGTATGCGTCCGCTTCGGGGTGCCTCTCGAAGATTTGCAGGGGCATCATGCGGCCACCGCCGGCATGCGTTGGCGGGAGTCGCGCGTCCGGTTGAACCGGCGCATCTCCTCAGCGGCTGCCTCAAGCCCTCTACGCCCGCCGTGGACCGGTTCGGGCAGTGGTGGCGCGGCGACGGTCAGCGAATGAATCTCAGCCTCGAGGTGGTTCTCGTACTCGGCGAGTTCCTGGAGTTGCTTACGGTCGTTGCGGAGCCGGCGCAACTGGGCGCGGCGCTCCTGGATCCGCTCGCGCGCCGCCTCTTTCGCTTCTTCCGCTGCTGCCAGCTCCTGCTCAATGGTCAGCGCGCCCTTGTACTGGTAGCTCACTTCCAGCACCGCCGGAATTCGGTGTCCATGTGGTCGCACGGGGAGTGCGGGCAGGCGGCCCACGATGTGAGCGGGTGCTCGACGGTGTGCCATTTTGCGAGTGCGGCCATGTTGTCAGCGACCGTGAGATGAAACTTGCTCATGGCCGCACACCCGACTCAGCCTCGGCCAACCAGTTGTCAACTTGCTCCGAGTCTTCGGCCCACTCCATGAAGGCGAGGCTGTCACGCACGCGCCGGTTATATCCGGGGCCCGGCTGAAGATAAGAGGTGAGGGCCCGCCGTCGGGCCACCTGGCCATCCGTAAGCGCATATCCCTTGCGAGTGTTCATGCTGCCAGCTCCTTAATAGCTACGTTGGATTTGAGTCGTCCCATGATCTGCCCGCCAATGAAGCGGGTGTATGCCGGGGGGATGGCTTCTGCGATGCTCTTGCGGTTGTCGGTCCAGTGCATTCCCATCGCTTCCTGCCACTGGGCTACGGTGCCCTTTCCCCCGCCGTCGCCGTAGACAGCGAAGTAAGGGCCGTCGAACCATTCGCCGTGACGCCAGCCGGCAACCCTTCCGCGGTGCGCCTTGTGCTCAATAGGCAGTGCCGCGAACCCGGACACTTCGAAGTAGCGGTGGCGGATGACGCCGAGCCCGAACATTTCGCCGCATAGGGTGAGGTCGCGTCGGAGGTCGGAGCCTTGGACGTTCTCAATGACCGTGGGCTTGTCATGGAGCGCGAGGAGTGCGCGTGTTGCGGGGATGAGGTTTAGGTATTCGCGGCCCTTGTTGGTTCCCTTGCTCAGTGCTGAGGATGCCTGGCAAGGCGGGCTCGCGTGGATGGCGTCGTATTCGTGGCCGTGGGCTGCGAGGTAGGCGAGTGCGTCCCCCTGAATGAACGTTCCGGGGTAGTCGGGCTGGGCGGCGATGTCAACGCCGGTGACGTCGAATCCGGCTTCCATGTAGCCCTTGCCGGCGCCTCCAGCACCAGCGAATAGGTCCAGCAATTTCAAGGTGACTCCTTGGGGGTCCAGGCCCCCCTTTCGGGGGCGCCTACTGGGTTGATACAGTGAAATGCAGTGACTTGGTACTGATGCTAAAAGGGCGCTTCTGCCTGGTTGCCGTTGCCCCAGCCGCCGGGGTTCTGGGCGGGCTGGTTGCCGCCCCACGGCTGCTGCTGTGCGGGCTGCTGGCCCTGCCCCTGCTGCTGGCCGCGGGGTACGAGTCCGACCGAGTCTGCGACCACGTCCAACGATTCGCGCTTCTCGCCGTTGTGCTCGTATTCGCGGGTGCTCATGCGGCCCGTGACGATGACCTTGCCCTTGCCGCCCTGAGCCGCGATCTGCGCGTCCAAAGCCTCCGCGGTGTAGCCGAACAGGGTCACGTTGAACCAGGTTGTGCCTCCGTCCACGTACTGCCCGGACTGATCCTTGACGCGCGCCGTTTCAGCCGCGGAGAACGACAGGCGGGGCTTGCCGTCGTTGCTGAACTTCAGGCCCTGAGACTTGCCGATGTTGCCGGTGAAAGTGATGGTGCTCATTGTTATGCTGCTTCTTTCGTTGAGTGTGTGTACTTCTTCAGGTTGTCGGGGATGAATCCGCCCCACATGAGGTCGGTTTCAGGATCCCCGGTGGAGACGATGACGACTGGGGCGGTGAGGAAGCCGAGTTCTTTCACTGCTTCCAGGTCCGCGGGTGACTCGTCCATGTTGATCGTCGTGTAAGCAACGTCGTTCTTGTCGAGCCACTTCTTGGTTCGGTCACACTGAACGCATTGGTTCTTCGTGTAGACGGTGACGATGCGGGGCACTTACGATCCTTCGGTTGGTGTTGCGAGGGCTTTGATGGCGTTGAGGGTGTCAGTGTCGGCGCGCGCCATAGCTGCCTCCGTGTAGACGGCGCGGAGGAGTTCGATGTCGTCGCCTGCCGCGTTCGCTTCGGCCAGGAAGTCGCGGGCAGGTGGCGCGTCCGGGAGGGGCTGGACGGTGTACGGGCGCTTCTTGCCTCGCGTCTCGGTGAGCGCAAGTGTGACCGGGTTGTCGATGTGCGATACGGCTTCAACTTCGATGCCGCCGACCGCCTTGCCGCCGTATCGGATGTTCGGGTTGCCGACGAGCTTGAGCCGCCGCCCGATGTAGTTATCCGTCTCGGTGCCCCACGCTGCGGCGATGACGCGTCTCATGCTCTTGGAAGGCTTGTATGGCCGTCCCGGGTATTCGGCAACCTCGATGCTGAGTGGCTGCTCAGCGTTGCCAGTCAGTGCGCCAGCCGTGACGGTAAGGATCTTCGGCCCAGCAAGGTAGTCATCAAAGTTTTGCTGGTCACTGCGGGGTGCGAGTGTTTCGCTGATGTCCATTAGGAGAACTCCGGTTCCAGGTTGATGCCGAGCAGTTCTTCGGCTTGGTAGATGGCCCACATGGGCAGGCTGATGAGGTCGGCGTTGGGGTAGCCGGGCCAGGTGTTGGTTTCGACGCATTCCCGGTAGATGCGTTTCGCGCGGTCGTTGAGCTGCCTGCCGATGTTGATGGCTTCGATGTCGAGTTCGACCACGGACACAAGGTAGGGCGCGGTCTTCTCGACTAGTACGAATTGGAACGGCAACTTTTCGCCGGTCGCTGCTTTGACGCCGTCGATGTAGTGAGCCGCTGATTGGTGGTAGCCGAAGTTGTGCGCGGTCTTGCCGAACTCGTTGGGGTCGGCGTTGAGGGTTGTTTTCAGATCAACGAGCAAGCCGGGGTGCCATGCGTCCGGGCGACACTTCAGGGTCAGGCCATCCTCATCCCAGAAGACGGACTCCTCGGCCTTGTGGTCGGTGAGCAAGTCGCGGGCAATCGGGTGGGCCATGACGGCGTCACGCATTGCCTGCACCTGTGTCCATTCCTTCATAAGGAGTGGCTGCTTGCCCTCCGCGAGTGCGTATGCCTTTGCTTCTTTGGCTGCTTTGCCCATCCAGTTGTCGGCGTCCACAATCACGATGTCTTCCGTGTATTCCTCAAGGATCAGCGAGTGCGCCGCCGTCCCGAGGGTGAAGGCGTCGGAGAACTTCGGGTGCGCCTTGTCGTGCTGGTAGTGCGCCGGAGTGCGGGTGGCGAGGGTCTTCAACGACGTGCTGCCGAGTGCCGGGTCGCGGTGGTAGTCGGCGTTCGAGATGCCGGAGTAGATGCCAGGCTTCATAATGCCTTCTTTCGTAGGTTCTGATTCTATCCTGTTTCACTGACTTTTTGCAGTGATTCGCAGTGAGTCGGTGGGCAATGTTATTCGATGTCGTTCAGGTCGAGGGGGGTGGTCATGGCGTCGTCTTGCCTACAGAGGCAGTTGCAGGCGCATCCTCGGCGGGCGAGGTCTTGGATGCGGGCGAGGTGGTCAGCTTCCCGGAACGCGGCCTGCTCGGTCGGGTCGTTCGGGTCCGGGGTCACAGCGCGCCGCCAAGTACCATGCCGATAAGGTCCGGGGCATGCTTATCCATGTAGGTAAGCGCCAGCCGTTCCTCCTCCAGGTTCCGCGGCACGTGATTGAGGACGGCCTGCTTGGTGAAGGTGCGGACCTGCTGGACGTTGCTGTTCTGGGGGTGCTGGGCGTTCATTTTGTCTCCTCGGTGTAGCTTGCGGCGTGTGATGCGTCTTGGCAGTTCTGGTCAGGCTCGGAGTACTCGACCCAGATCAGGCCGAACCGTTCCTTGCGGATGCGGCAGGTTGGCAAATGACTCATAAGAGGCCCAGCCGTTCTACGATCTGCCTGTTCAGTTCGGCATAGGCTGGATCGCCAGCGTCAACCTTCGGCCCGTCACCGTAAAACGCGATCAGGTTTGCGGTGCGCTGTTCATAGGCGAGGGCGAGGGTTGCTTCTACGCCAGCTCGGGCTACTTCGTTGATGGTGCCATTACGCAATCGGCTTGTGCTTTGGTCAAGGTGGGTGTTGCTCACTTGTTCCTCCTGGCTGGTTGGGTGATGAGGCGGGCCGACTGGATGCCCGTGAAGATGACGGCGCAGACAAGGAGGGCGGTCATGATGCGCCTCGATTGAACGGGTGGAATGTTCCGGCTTCATTGGTCTTCTTGAAGACCCAAGCCTTAGCAGCGTCAATGCACGCATCCCGTTCGCAGGTCGTCATCGATGCATGGTTCCTTGTCCGGTCGGAGCCGTCCTGATTACAGACGTAACCGATTTGCTTTGCGTGATTGCAGTTCATGCGCTTACCTTTTCTTCTGCTCGGGCGAACGGTTCGGCGCAGGCCAATAGTTCGGTGATGCTGTCGTTGATTTGTTTGGTGACGCGCTCGGTGAGTTCGAGGGTGTTGTCAACGGTGCCAGCGTTGTTGACGACGAGGTCGGGGTGGGTGCCGCACTCGACGGACTCGAGTTCCTCGAAATCAGTGATGAGCTGGTTGAGGTCGGCGCCGTTGATGCGCGCCCCGATAGCCGCGTTCATCGCAGCCTGTGTGCGGCGTGCCCGTGCGATCCAGGAATAGGACGACTCGTTCCACTCGGTTTCCGTGACGTGCTGCTTGGCGTAATGCCGGACCAGCCAGCGGGCGTGCATGTTGCTTGCGGGGATCACTTGGACTCTCCTTCATAGAGGACCGTTGCCGGGAAGCTCCGGAAGCTGGACAGCGCGAGCATGGAGCCGATACCCATTGCCGATAGCGCCTTCTCAATGCCGCCGTAGCCGATCTCCTCCCACTCCCAGAGGCGTCCGTTGTCATCCCGCAGGACAGTCCCAGCCGGCAGTGCATGGAGTTCTTCGGAGGTGGTAATCGTGCGCGCGCTCACTTGCGGTATCCCTTGGTGAGGTCTACGCGCTTGCCGGTTGCGACGGCGCCGAGCTGGCGGATGTCTTCGCTGAACCGTTCGGCGGTCCAGGTGCTGCGGTGCTTAGCGGTGGTGGTCATTTCGTTTCTCCTTCTAGTGCTGCTCGGATGTCTGTTACCCAGTACTCTTGTGCCGCGCCGTCTTCGGTTTGGATGAATACTTTGTCGGGGCTGATTCGGGTGATGATGAGGGGCGCTGTACCTGTCGTGGATCTGACCGTGGTACTCATCCCCATCACGCGGCTGAGTTTTCGCCGGTGATCTGGGCGATGCGGTTCAGGGTTTCAATCGGGCCCTGCTTGCCGTCGAACCAGGCGCTAAGTGCCTCGTTGATCTGCTGGAGTGCTTCTTCGTCGTTCATCGGTTCCTCCTAGTACCAGTACGGACGGCCATGGAAGCCGTTCTCGTACTCGTGCTGGATGGACCAGTTGGTGGAGTAGGGGAGTGGATCCTTGATGCCGGTCGTGGCGTGTGCCTTGCCGGCGTCGTATGCCTCCTGGTGGAGTGCTGCGAGCTTGGTGCTGTTCATCGGTTTCTCCTGGCTCTCGTGCCCACATTCGGGCGAACGACTGGTGGTGCGGGTTTCTTGGTCATGGCTTCGAGGATTTGTTCAACGTGTGCTTCGCGGAACCGGATGATCCCGCCGGCAGTCGTTCTCATGTGCGGCCATTCGTGGAGCCGGTTGTAAACGCTCGTCGGGCTGATCCCCAGGAACCCGGCCAACTCCTGCACCGTCATGAACCGCTCATCAAAAACGGTCACGCTGCGAACGCGAGTTCTGCCTCGTGGTCGAAGCGCTTGATTGCGAGTGGGGTGATTTCGAGGGCGTCGGCGACCTTTGCGAGGAGCCGGTCTTGGAGGGGCTTGGCGCCGGACTCGATGAGGCTGATGTAAGCGCGGGAGATTTCTACCGCGTCTGCCAGCTCCTTCTGCGTGTATCCGTAGCGTTCGCGGAGGGTGAAGAGAGTCCGACCAATCCGGACCATCTCGGGGTCTTTGGGAGCCTTACTGGCTTTCACTGTATTCATGCGTTCAGTATGCAGTAGCACGGAGTAAACCGTCAAGTCGCAACGCAGTAGCTTCCAGTAACTTGCCCTAATTCCGCGTGATTCCGCGGTCAGATCGCCCATCGTTCGAACATGAATTCGACTGCAAAAAGCCTGTGCTACCGAGTTTCTTGCAGTAGTATCAATTAAAAATCTTTTGCTGCTACTGGGGGCGGCGTGTTTGAGTTTCGACATGAGCAGGGTCTCGGCAGGCATCTAAGTCCAGAGCCAGTCCCACCAGCAGTAACAAGAGTCGCCATTGAGCCGGCGGCGGAACAGAGGTTTTGATGAGTGCAGTACAGAGCGAACGTGATTACGGCCAGGATGCGATGATGCGGCGGCTTGGTCTTCTGGCCAAGCAGCGGCGCGAGGAGATGGGCCTAGGAAGGGTCGCCTTCGCAGAGCTGGCGGGCCTTGGATCTGACAGCACGGTCCAGCAGTTTGAGTTTGCCCAGCGGTGGCCGCGCCCTCAGACCCTCCGCAAGCTCGAGGTCGCTCTTGGGTGGCGCAACCAGGTCATTGACGCCCTGACGGAGGATCCGAACCGGGCCGCGTCGTCTGTGACGTTCGCTGACCTAGACAAGCCCGCCGAGGTACCTGCCCCGCGCCCCCTGTCCGCGTTCTCCACGGCTGAACTGATGCGTGAGGTCGCCAGTCGCATGGAAGCATTGCAGGCCGGCCTAGGGGCATCCACGGAGCAGCACCATTTCGACCTTGCCGCCTCGGATGATCACGTTGAGGGCGAAGACGACCGCGACTAGGTGACGCGAAACACGGCAACAGTTGTTGCCTAACTAGGGTCTTTCGGCCCTGACCTGCACCGTTACGTCCGTGTTACCGAGACCTCACATATCGTTAATGAATTTGTGACACCTGTTATCAGGTTTTTGGTCAGAAGTGTCGGTCAGCGTCCTTACAGTTGACCCATCAAGTGCCGTTGGGGCCTTGAGGGGACAGTTGGGGTTGTTGTGGTTGCTGTTGTGTTTGGTCGTTTGCCTGAAGGTGTTCACGGTTACACGGACGGTTCGAAGATTTATATTGATGACCGGTTGTCGGCGGTTCAGTTGTTGTGCACGTTGACCCACGAGATGATTCACGTTGAGCGTGGGCATACGACGCGGCAGCTCGAGTCCGTGGAGATGTCCGTGCGTTACGAGACGGCAGAGCGACTTCTGCCCCTGGAGCGGATCGGGTCGTGCAATAAGACCGGGCCGCTGTCGGAGATTGCTAAGGGGCTCGGGGTGACTAAGCGGGTGCTCATGGACCGGGCCGCGACGTTGACCGATGCCGACGCGAGCAGGGCCGGCTGTTGGGACTGTCAAAAATGCCCGGCGATTGCGATGCGGGCTCAAAGGATGGTTGCCGCATAGCACAACAAAAGCGCCCCCACTCGATGAAGAGTGAGGGCGCTTATTTGTGGGCTACCGGTAGGGGTTGCGAGCGGGGCGCCCGATCTTCGCTTGCAGGACTGCAGCGAAGTAGCCCTCATCCCACGCTTGTTCCATCATGTGCGGGGCTGCGGCTTCGAGGGCGGCGCGCATGGATGCAATGTCGTGTGGATGGACCGGTGCCGATCCTCGATAGAACGCATTCAATGCCGCTTCAACCGCCGCATCCGGGATCACTACTTTTGATTCGCTCATGCTGCGTCCTGTCGGTCGATTCGGGCTTGGATGAGTGGCAAATATTCGGCTTCGCGTTCGATGGCGATGCAGTGGAAGCCTTCGAGGATGCACGCCTCAACGGTTGCGCCGGATCCGGCGAACGGTTCCAGGACGGTCCCGCCCTCGGGAGTGACGAGTCGGACGAGCCAGCGCATCAGTGCGAGCGGCTTCACGGTCGGGTGCGCGACGCCGTCAACCGTTGGCCGCTCCTTCCTTGGGGCCTTCGGGGAGTAGCTGAATGGCGCGTCGAACTCGCGGGGGAAGATGTCTGAGATGGCGCCATGCTCATCAGATCCGACAACCTTGAAGAACCGAGACGCGCCGCCCTGATCGCCATAGCCGGGCTTCTGTTCCCGTTCGCGGATCTTGAATGTGTCAGAACCGGAAAGTCCCTTGTCCGTCTTGCTCCCGTTGCTCACAGCGCCGGGCCTGTTCCCACTCTGCGCATCAAGCACCCCGGCCATGTGCTCATCGAGGACCACGTTAGCGGGCCAACGACCGGCGGGGTGGGACTCGCTGACTTCGCCGGGCCTACCATTGCCCCATGCGTCGTCACTATGCGGGAACGTACCGCGCGGGCGACTCATGCTCTCGGCTGTCCCGATCCTGCATCCGTCAATATCAAGCGCCCCAGTGCCGTGGGTTTGGACGTTCGCCGCGACCGTCTTCTCACCCAACGGTTTGCGGGCCATGACGATGGGTTCAAACGCGGGCTTCAACGCCGTCCCCCAACCCTGCCACTTCTGCGCTGCGGGCGTCGAAGGGGCGGTTATGTCGAACTCGCCGGAGGATGTTTCGATGCCACGCAAGCCGCCCATGCCGTAAGTCTTGCCACTCGTGCCGGTACCGGTAACCTCCCGCTCGGTCTCCACGCGCTCGATCAGCGGGCGCCACTCATCGGACAGTCCGAGCATGGGCGCAAGAATTTGCCACTGGTTGAGAGTGGGCACATTCGCCCCGTGCTCCCAGTTCCAGACGCACCCGGTAATGCCACCGGTTCTGCTGGGGAAGTGCTGAGCAACAGCCTTCTGCGTTAGGCCGGATGACTCGCGGCGCTCCTTGAAGTGATCCGCAAAGTCGTTGAACATGCCCGCGCGGGGCGCGGCTTTATCGATGGCCTTGGACACGTCGAGGGATTTCGGGAACCCTGAGCCGTAGAGCCATGCGATGTTGTCCCTAATCTCGAAGCCGGCATCTTCCACCGAAACGGCTAAACGGTGCCACGTCCTAGTCCCACCAAATGCGAGAAGGTGACCGCCCGGCTTCAACACCCGCAGACATTCCTCGGCCCAGTCCTGACCCGGCGGCAACGCATCCCACGCCTTCCCCATGAAGCCGAGCCCGTAAGGCGGATCCGTCACGATGCTGTCAACCGAATCGTTCGGGAGCATCTTCATTACTTCGAGGCAGTCGCCATGCACTATACGGGGAGGGGTCATAAGTCAATTGTACCGTGAATCACGGCGCGTTGGCAGTGAATTACAGTGACAGTTTCCTGTTGACATGGCGTTGCCAAGGGCAACAACAGGATGGAATAGATGCGACAGAATGATACAAACAGCGGCAAACTTCCCTATGTTCTAGGGGTAAACCCGCTACATTCCGGGGTATTCACAGGAGTTCGAATCTCCTTAGCTCCACAGATTTAGGCCCTAGAATTCAAGGAACTTTTAGCCGATGTTGACAGGAAGCCTAGAAGTGTTGCCAAGCCTCTGTTAAACTTAGAGTGATGCACTACTACCACTCCAGTGAAAGACAGGCGCATGACGGCAACAATCACCGAGTTCCTTCCGCAGATATTGGCCGTGTTGATTGATCGGGCCGGCGGAACCATCGCTCTGACCGAAGCCGACATGCGACGCATCGCGGAGATGAAGCCTGACATCCAAATCTCAACCGTGGACGGCTTCAGCGGCGACGCCCTACGCATCCGATATCGCGATACCGCGACCATCGAAGGCGAGGTGGTGTAGTGATCCCAGAGGCTGCGGTAGAGGCGGCGGCTAAGGCGATGGCATTACGAGATCACAACGGCGCGGATGCGTGGACCGCGTACAAGAAGGTCGCCCGCGCCGCACTCGAAGCCGCGGCGCCGCATATGCGCGAGTGTCAGTGGGGCGTCCGCGACCTGCATTCGCTGACCATTGCTGGGCACCCTTCCGAGGAGAGCGCGCGAGCGACTGCGGACGCACACCCGGAATGGTATGAAGTCGTCAGCCGCCCAATGCCCGGGCTATGGACCAGCAAGTGATCCCGGGCGCCACCCGTGGCTAGTATCCGTACCCGGACCCGCGCTGACGGGTCCGAAGCGCATCAGGTGATGTGGCGTGAGAATGGCAAGGGTGATTCGATCACCTTTGACGACCGGCCCGAAGCTGAGATGTGGAAACGGCTCCTTGACGCAAACGGAAACTCGCTCGGCGCCGCCACGAAGGTGTACGAGGACTCACAGCACGACGGGCCGACCGTTGCTGAGGCGATGACCGCCCACGTTGACCAGCTTGTTGGGACGACGCCGTACACGTTGAAGCGTTACCGTGACGCGATCCGGCTGCACTTCGACGGGCCGTTGGGTCAGATGAAAGTCAAGGCCGTGACGTACGACTCCATCATTGCCTGGATCAAGTGGATGCAGGGGCGCGGGTTGGGGCCGAAGACGATCAGCGACAAGCATGGGCTACTGTCGGCGACGTTTGAGACTCAAGTCCGTTACGGGGTCATCGACAGGAACCCGTGTAAGGGCGTGCGGCTGCCTAAAAAGGTGCGCGTGGGCGACGATGGGGACGACATCGACCTAGACGACTACAAGGCCATACGTGACCGCATAGACCCGCACTTCCGACCGTTCCTTGAGTTCCTTGTCGGGACCGGTTGCCGGTTCAGTGAGGCGACGGCTTTGGTTGGGAAAGACTTCAAGCTAGACAATCAGCCGCCGCTAGTGTTCATCACCAAAGCTCACAAGCTCGGCGGTGAAGGTGAAGCCCGGTATGTTGGTGAGCCGAAGTCAGCTAAGAGCCGGCGCAAGGTAAGCCTCGCACCGTCAACCGTCTACGCCGTGCGCCCACTAGTTGAGCAGGCCATGAAGGATAAGGGCCGCGTGTTCCGCATGAAGGAGGAGGGCGAGTTTACGGCCCAAGCCTTCTACAACAGGGCGTGGCAGCCTGCCAGGAAGAAGGCTGGGCTTGGGATCGGCGATGAGAAGCACGTTGTGGTTCACTCGCTCAGGCACCTTCACGCCGCCATCATGCTCCACGCGGGGATGAGCCTCTACGAACTGTCAACGCGCATGGGGCACAACTCGATCCAGATTACCGCCGACCTCTATGCGCACCTGGTCCCCGATGCTCACTTCCGCGGGGCCGAACACGCAGCCAAGGCGTTGGGCGAACTGCCCGAGGTCCCAGAGCTAGCCTCTTAACGCAAAGAAGCCCCCACTATCCGTTAGGACAGTGGGGGCTTTGTTGTGCGCGCGCGGCGCGTCTGGGGCGTTGGGTTCCCTGACGCACGGCATCGATATTACACGGTTGCGCTGTTCGGCGCGGTGTTGACGCGCCGGTTAGATGCCGTACTGGGCTTTGAGCTGGGCAACAATGGCGGTGCGCTGGGCCGTTGTCATGGTGCCTGGGATGACCGCCAAACGCTTGTAGTCGATGGCGGCCCGGTTGCCTGCTGCGCTGCTGAATCCGAGGGTGATGCCGTTCCGTTGCGCGACGGTGAGGGTGCCCGTGGTTTCGGCGCTGTCGATCCGGACCGCGGATGACGTCCCGGCGTGGGTGAGGATGAAGACGTGCCAGCCGGTATCAGGGACGACCGCGGGGCTGGTGGCGACACTGTTGCCGCCGCCGTAGCCGGTGTAGCCGGTGGCAGCACTGTTGACGCCGATAGCGCCTTCGGTGTTGCCGCCGAGGCCGAAGAAGATTTGATCGTTGGCGACGGGCGCCCGGAGCTTGGCAACAACAACAACACTGTGTGCGGTGTTCATGCTCGCCGTGAGTTTCATCCGGTCGATGGTGCCGTTGAATCGGACCGTCTTGGATGCGCCGTCTGTTATGACGGTTGGTGCGGTTGCGCCGTCTGCGGGCATGGTTGTGGCGTCGATCAGGCTGGGCCAGGAGGCGAGCGGCCCGAGGGGGAGCTGGTCTACGGCGAAGTCGTAGGTGGCGCCGATGAGCGGGGCGATGTAGGTGATGTCGATCTTGGGGAGGGTTGTGTCTCCGAAGCTGACTGGGGCGACTATGGCGCGTCCGGGCATGGGTTAGACCCATCCTCTCGTGGTTAGGTAGTTGTTGATCTGGGCGGCAACGAGTGTGGCGGTGGCTTTTGACCAGTGGGTGTTGTCGTCCATGATCGACGGGGGTAGCGTGTCGCCGGTCATTGCGGTGTTGTCCGCGGTGGTGGGGGTGAGCCCGAGGTCGTAGATGGCTTGGTGTGCGAGGTAGGTCCGCAGGTCGAGGAATCGGGACGGGTAGGCTGCCGCGAGACGGGCGTTGATGTCCGCGACGATGGCGTAACCACCAGTGCCGGAGGTTTCCGACGTGGTCGTGGTCGCGGAGACTACGAGGACGTGTTTGATCTGCGGGGTCAGCCAGTTCACGATCCTAGCAATGCCCTTTTCGACGTGTTCGGCAATGCTTGTGTCTGCACCCTGCACCGAGAAGGACACGTTGTTGCGTCCGAGGAGGATGATGGCGGTGTCGCCTTCGTGGCCTGCGAAGTCTGGGACGAACAAGGTGCCAGCGGTCACCGCAACAGCGGTTCCCGTGGTCGTCCGCGTGAACGTGAACACGGTGTCACTGCTGGAACGGGTCAGGGTGCCAGCAACGCCCGCGAGAGTGCCTGGAATTGTCCGCGTGGTGCCAGATGGCCGCCAGCCGATAACAGCGGTCGTGGTAACGTCCACGGGCCCGGAAGCTGGGATGCTGCCACCCGTGACGGTAAGCGGCACGGGGAGCGCGCCGATGCGGACCGCCTCCTCGTCCGTGGTGTAACCGGAGTTTCCGAGGTTGAAGACTGTCACGCCGGCAGGCATGAGAGCCTGAAGCTTCGCAGGATATGCGTCGGCGTCCTGGTTACCTACGCCGCCGAAGTAGCCGTCCGTGAGGGAGTCACCAATCGCGGCGACGCGGTAGCGGCTTGACTTGGTGTAGCCGGCCATGAGGTTAGCGTCAGCGAGTGGATCCGAAATGGCGCCGGGCGGGAGGACGAGCTTCGGCGCCACTACCGAGCCGTCGAGCCGTACACCGAGGGCAACGTAGCCGTCCTTGTCGGTGAGGGCGTGCGTGTAGCCGGTAGTGTTGAGGGGGCGCAAGGTGGTATCCGACTGGCCTTTGACCCGCGGCGACTTTTCGAAATTCCACACGCCGTCTAACTGTACGCCACCGGATACATACCCATCCTTGTCCGCGAACGGTTGGGCATAGTCGCCGAACTGGACCTTGCGGGAGAGTCTGGGGTCGGAGTCGTCAACCTTCTTCGTATCCAGTGCGGTTATGCTCAGTTCGTTGGCGCCGATCCGCCCGTCTTGGGTGGACGCGTTCCAGTTCGTCGCCGAGTAGGAGGCGCCGGATGTGAAGTTGACCTTTGCGGCGACAACGTCACCGTTCGGGGCAATGACCCGCTGGCCCGCAACATACGCGGTCGTGGCCTTCCATGCAGGAACGAGGCCTGCCGTGTTCTGCGCCATCGTGGCGGCGGAACTGGCGACGGTCGGGTCTGAGGCGATGGCGGCCGCGACGATGGGCGGAACCCGTGCGGTCAGGCGGACGTCGAGGGCCGCTGATGTGGCGGTGCCGTTCGTCAGCGTTTCGGCGAAGGCTGCGTCGTTCAGTGCGAGCGGATCCCCAGTGAACCCTGCGGCGTTGTCAAGGTTCGCGAGTCGCGCCTCGTGGGTGGAGAGGGTGCCGTCCTGGCTGATGTTCTTCGCATCGATGCCGTTGAGGCGACCGTCCTGCTCGTTGTTCTTTACCTCGATGTCGCCGAGTCTGCCGCGCGAGGTCTGGTGTTCGTCTTCGGCCCTCTGCGCGTTTGCAGCTATGACGTTGTCGCCGTTGCGTACGGCTTCGTTTCCGTCCGGCTTCTGGAACCCTAGCGGGGTTATTTCAATAGCCATAGCGGCTCCTAACAGATCGCCGGACTCACTGCCGATAGGCAGTGATTCACAGTGTAATGGGGGACGTGACTTAAAACCAACAAGCCTAGGCTTCGTGGGCGCCGGACTCGTTGCTTGCCGGGGTGAGGTAGCCTGCCGTGAAGACGAGGATGGACGTGATGGCGCCCTGCACAACTACGGGCATGTCGATGCCCGCAAAGGTCAGCAGCCAAACAATGATGGTGGTCACGGCGCCGGCTACGGTCGCGGCGGTGACTTTCGGGTTGATGTTCATTACGGCTTCACCTTCACGGCGTCGAGGTTGGAGTCGAGGTAGGCGATGGTGTTGCCCAGTGTGGTGTCTCCGGTGCGGGTGCCGCCCTTGCGGGTGACGGGCGCTTCGAGGATTGCCTTGGCGACCTTGGCGGGGATGGAGCCGGTGGGCGCGTCGAGGTAGCGGTTGATGAGGCGGGCGGCGGCGAGAATTTCGGCGCGTTCTTTGTCGTTGTAGGCCATGAAAGGGTCCTCTTCTGTCGATGAGCTTTGCGGTGCGATTGCTGCGGAGCCTGCGAGCCGGTCGATGCGGGGCAGGTCCCAGATGCCGGGGCATGCGGTCGCGTTCCATTGCCTGTGGGGGCTGAGGGGTAGTGGCCCGTACTCGCCGCGGAGGAAGCTGACGAGTTCGGCTACGGTTGCGTAGTCCTCATCCGTCGCTTCGGGGTGGCATTCGATGCCGATGGTGGTTGCGTTGCCCACCGCGTTCCCGGAGTGCCAGGCTGCGTCCAGTGGGCTCACGAGGCAGTCGATGCGGCCAGCGCTGACAACAAAGTGCGCCGAGGTCGTGCCGGGTCCGCTGACGAAGAACTTCACAACATCGTCGTGACGCTGCCCGAGGCTCCCCCAGTGGTGTATCACAATGCCGTCGATGGTGCGCTTGCGTCCGAACGTTGCCGGGACTCTGGCGGCGGGCGTGTAGCCCTTCGCTGTCTGCGATTCGTTAATGGTTGTCATGCTGGCTCCTAGTCGTAGAGGCCTTCGGGCCAGTCGGGCGCCGGGGGCGGGTTGCCGTCTTCGATGTGGCGGCGGAGTTTGTTGATGTAGTCGTCCCGGATCCGTTCGCGGCGCTTGGACTTCTGCTGCTCCGATTTGAGGTCCGTAATATCAAGCCGCATCGCGCCCATCTCCTCTTGGAGCTGGTCAATGAGCGCGTTCTCGGGTTTGCCCTTGTGTTGGACCTTCGTTGCCAGCCACGTACCACAAACGGTGATGGCGGCTACAGCAACGGATCCGACGATTGTCCATTCACTCATCCGCGCCGCCGGGTGGTTCTTGCTGCCTGAGCATGTCCTGTAGTGCGCTGACTTTGATCAGGAATCCGAAGACGAGCCCGGCGGGGGTGATCCAGCCCATTGCTGAGGTGACGAGTTCCGGGTTCGTGAACCCTGTGGACGCCCATGCGATCAGGTAGCCGATAGCCCACGCGAACGCTGCGCCCACGACGAGGGATAGCCCGTACCGTGTGTGCTTGTTGACCATGTCCGCGATGCAGAGCACGGCGGCGGCGAGCCAAATCCCGGCCCAGAGCCCGAGGATCTGCCCGTCAAATGTGACGAGCCTTTGTCCGGGGTTCATGCTCGCCGGGTCAATGGTCGCGTACGTGAGCCCGCGGGTGACTGCGAGGAACGCGGCGGCGGTGAGGGTGATGTTCCGGCCAATGACGACACGGCGGTGTGGTTTCAGGTTTGGCATCGGAGGTCCCCCCAGTTGGGTGATAGTTTTGGTTTACCCATTCGGGCGGGCCTCCTATTTAGGCTGGTTCGGGTGGGGTGTGGCCCTGGAGCGCAAGTCCGGGGCCACACGTTTGTTAGATGTAGTAGACGACGTTGACGGTGAAGAACATGTCAGTCTGGAGCGTGAACGAATTGACGGAACGAATCGAAATTTTCCCGGTCGGGTTATAGGCCACGTTCGCGTTGTAGTTCGTGGCGGTCCCAACAACTGGGACGGACAGGTACTTGACGGGTGCGCTGCCACGGGTCGCCGAGGGCAGAACATAGTCGTCTGTTCCTAGGACGTTCCATGAACTTGTGCCGAGGACGAAGTCGCCGCCGGTCCGGGTGATGACAAGGTCTGCGATGACTTTGAGTTTCGGCCCCTCGGGTGTGACTGTGATTGTCCCGGTCGATGACCAGCCCGTGGGGGACAGCGGCGAGTAGTCGCGGGTGCCGTCACGCCACGCACCGCCAACGACGGACTCAATCTGCGACTTGTCCGTCCGGTAGACGAGGCGCCCCTCATACTTTGTGAGCGCGTTCCGTGCGGTCGAGCCCGACACGACCGTCACAACGTCGGCGGAGTCCGCCATCGTCGCTAGGTCGGTTGTCAGGTTGTACGCGTCAGAGTTGACCGGGACAACCATCCCGTTATCTCGTGTCTGTGGCATTAGGCTGTCCAATCCATTTCGATACGCCCTGACTGGGGGTCTTTGAGTCGTCCGTCGAACCCGACATAGGGGTCTCCGGTGATGCTGATGCCGCCGCCAGCCGTGAGGACCGGGGCGAAGCTGAGGGGCAGGGTGATCCAGTGCGCGCCCTGAGACTGTGACACGGTCACGTCGAACGGTCCGACGGTGCGGTTTACGTCCCCGCCGGGCTGGTACTTCGACGTGTGCGCGTAAAGGTGCACGGTCGCCGAACCCGAGCTGCCGATGTTCAGGCGCTTCGGGAGGCGGAACCTCACCTCAGTGATCGTTTTGCCGCCAAGGTTTGTGAACTTAGCCCCGTAGAACCAGGAACCCGTGACCGTGTTCCCAGCCCATGTGCCGGAGTAGACCTGTTCGCCGCCCTGTTTCGACTCAGCCCAAGACCCCCAACCGCCTGGACCCCACCAAGTGTTCGTCTTCCCAGCCGCGGCCTTCGCCGTACCAGTCGGGATGATCGGGGACGCCGCTATGGGGGTTTCCGTGGGCGGTGTTGGGGTGATCGATGGGAGCTTGCCGAGGATGATCGGGGTGGAAGAATCCCATGCCACATAGACCGGATCGCCAACCGAGTAGGTCCCGGAGAACCTGCCTGTCGTGTAGGTGATCCCGTCCGCGCCGGTCATTACGATTTGTGTGATGCCGACGCTTAGGACGGTCCCTGTCGCGGGGCGGGGCTGGTCAGAGTACCCGTCCGTGACGAGTGCCGATGATTGCCCGTTGCCCTGCTCCGTTAGTTCGACCGCGATTGGACCGTCCTGTTGTGGGCTTACCGAGTTCGCCCAGTACGCGTCCAGAAGGTTTCCGTTTAGGTTCGCCCACCATCGGGACCCGTCAAAGTAGGCGGTCCCGTAGACGCGGCGTGTGCCGCCTGCTGGGATGGCCGCAAGGGTTTTCTTCAAAGCAGCCATCGGCGCCTCCTAGGGCAGGTTGTTCCATGTGAGGGCGGGTAGTGTGCCCCAAGAGGAGGGCATCCGGTCCCAGGTGAGGGCGGGCTTCGTGCTGGTGAGGTGGTCGCCGAACGGTGTGCGGCCAATCGCCGCCGCCACGTCCTGATAGGCGCATGACACGGTGAACTTTGTCGGACCCGGGACGGGGGAGCCGCCGGCAGAAACCGAGACGACTTCGCCCGGCAGGTACACGACGTGCCCGGCAGGCATGGGGCAACCAACCTCGATGCGGTCGCCAGCCTGAATCTCAGGGCGGGGGACCGTCTCGACCTCAAGCTCGACCGCGTAGGACGCGGCCTGCCTGTCCCGCAGCGTCTCCGCATACGCGACAGCCTGCGACCATGTCGTGATCATTTCCGAGGAGTAGAAGTAGGGGACGCGCCCATGCGGGCCATCCCACCTAAGGGGCCCGGTTCGCAGGTACGCGGTACCAGTGACCGGCTTACCGTTCGCGCCCTCTTTACCCTCAACGACCCAGCAGTTGAACAGGCCATCAATGGTTTGCTTCCGGTGGACACTGACCAGGCCCTGTCCGGGCTCAACCCGCCACACGGGATCCGTACCGGTGATCGGGTAGACGCGCATCTCCCCGTCGCCGCCCATACGGAACCGGGCGTTAATGTTCGCCAACAAATCCTGAACGGCCTCGAGGCGTTCCCGGTCATAGACGAGCTTCCGCGACACCGAAGCATCCGTCACACCAATATCAACGACCATGGGGAAATGCCGTTGGACTAGGCGCGTCACTTCACCCAGCACGGTCGGCGTAGTCCCAGCCGGTGACTGTGGTGCCAGGAACTTGTCCCGGTCAACGTCCGCTGTTAGGTCCACCGCGTCAACGTCAACGACAGCCCCGGTGAACGCGAACGTGCGCCGCTCGTGCGGTGCGGCGGGCGAATCCGGTTCCAAATAGCCGTACTCCCGGACCGTGTAACCGTTCACCGAACCATCAGGCGAGTTACCCTCAACCCGGAACCAGCCAACATTCACCGCACCAGCGCCGCCGACACGATAAACGACCTGCAACACCACGCCGCCAACACCGAGCGGGTCATCAAACAGCCACGGCGACAACGAACCGTCCGCGTCCGCAACCTTCAAGCTCAGCTGCCGCTGCACCTTCGTAGACGCATCAGACGAACCACTCAACGACCACGACACAACACCCAACGGATCAGGCCACGCAAGGTCCCCGTCATACCAAGCCCACACCACCAGCTCATCAGCAGGCCTCGAACCATCCAACGCCGCACGCGACACATCATCAATCGGCAACAAGGGAGGCTCCTAACCGAGCGGGTGTTTCAAATCATCCAAATAGGTGCCCGTAGCCGCGTCCTGCTTCTGCTGATACGTTGCGAAAAGTAGAGCCACGTCGCCATAAGTGAACGTCGCCGTGAGGACCTTCAGGGTGGGGGCGGCTACCGTGTCGCCTGACAGGCTCCACGCCGTCAACGGATCACCGTTCGGGGCGCCCGCAGGCTGCTCCGAAACAGAAGCGACCAGAGCGAACCACGCGCCAGGAATAAAGTCAGCCCACGACGCGGGCAGGCGCACCAGGAGGACGCCAGACGACGCGAACAAAGACCGGAGCCGGGTGTTCTGTTCCGCCGCGTCCGTGATCATCGACAGGTCAACGCCAGCCGCAGCCGCACGCTGACCAAACAACGCCATCGGCCTATCACTGCCAAGGATCTTGAACACCTGCGAATCCATCGCATAATCAAGTTTCTGCATCGCCGCCGCGGCGAACATCGGCTCACCCGTAGGCAGCTTCTTACCACTGATCGGCACGGCTGACTGCGGGATAAGCGGATCCATGATCCACCCCGTATCCGAGTTGACCGTCACCGAAGATGAGGTGACGCGGTCAGATCCAGTCGGGCCGCTAATCACCTCAACCTCATACGTGATAGGCCTGCCAAGCGGGGCGTCATAATCAATGAGGTACGTCGAATCAACGAGCGACACCCGGCGGGCCCCGCGGACAGGCTCCCTGAGCCCATCCGCGGAACGCCACACCGACACCACCGAATCACCAACACCAAGGCCCGTGATCGTCACGCCAACCCGAGGGCACGGCGCATCAACCAAAGCCTCAACCGTTACAGCAACCATCAGCGCCTCCCAGGACGGATATAAGCAGACTGACTGTCAGTCGCAGAGATGCGGCGATCAGCGACCGACCCGACCTGCGCGAGCAGGTACTCGCCTGTAAACGGGCTCTGAACATAGACCGGAGCGGCGGACACGGAACTGTTCTCCGCAATCCTCGACATGGTCGCCCACTGCGAAGACGACAGGACCGCGTCAGGCTTGGTCTTGTTGTGCTGCACAATCTGAGCCCCGCCAGTGTTCGCCAACCAGCCGCCACCGTCATAAACGGTGGGCCTGACGCCGCCGCCCGTTGCTGAGCCGTCGTTGGAGCTATTGAAGATGTTGTTGACGAAGTCCTCAGCGCCGGACAGGAGCTTCTTGCCAACGCCGCCGACAAGGTCAACGAGCATCCCGCCGCCAGGGAAAGCCTCTTTGAACTTGCCCATGAGCCCGTCAATAATCCCGGAAATCGGGTTAGACCCACCGCCGGACGGGATACCCGCACCGCCAAGGTAGGAGAGCGGGTTCACGTCGTTAGGCCAACCGCCGGCGAACGTGCCGAAGTGCAGGTGAGGGCCAGACGTGATGCCTGTGTTGCCCGAGAGCGCGATCTGCTGACCCGCCCGGACCTGCTGACCAACGCCGACCATGATCCGGGAAAGGTGCGCAAACCACGTCTCGATGCCGCCGCTGCCGACGTGGATCTCGTTGCCGCCCCACACGCCAGGAGCGCGTGCGCCAGGACCAGCCCAGTTCACAGTGCCGGCCTGCGTTGCGAACACCGGAGTGCCCACACCCGCCGCAAGGTCAATACCCTTGTGGACCCGGTTGTAACCCTGAGTCAGCGCCATCTGCTTGAGCGGGTTCACGATCCCGCCGCCCGCATAGCCGTTCAGGGACTGCGCCATCGCGGCGAGGTTCCCGACGCCAGCTTTGCGGGTCTGTTCCTTCGTGAACACGTACTCGCCAGCGTGGACGATGCCCGCCGGCTGATACTTCCCACCGTTGCCCGTGTAGCCACCGTTAGCGAACCCCTGCGGCAGAGCCACCCGGGGCAGCTTGTCAACACCCGGCAGGAACCCTGCCACAGTGTTGAACGCGCCGATAAGGCCGTCGTTGATGACCGTGTCAATCACGAAGCGGATTGGCATCTTGGCGATCTCGATCAGCTTGTTCCAAGCCGTTTTAATGAACCCGACGCCAGCTTCGAAAGCCTTGGGCAGAGCGTCCTTCACCGCGTTGGAGATCTTGTCAAAGATAGGCTTTACGTTCTGGTACCAGAACTTATAGACCGTCTCTTGCAGGCCATACCAAACGGACGCGACGAACTTGCCTATGTAGTCGAACGCGGGCCCGAATGTGCGCTGAAGGAAGCCCACGACCGCATCAAAGATCGGCTTTACGTTCGTGTACCAGAAGCGCATGATTGCGTTCTGCACGTCGCGGAAAACCTGCTGAACGGTGTTCAAGATGCCTAGGAAGGCTGGGACGACGATGGTCTGGATGACCGATTGGATTACCTGGAAGATGCCCCGGATGACCAGCCACGCCGCATTGACCACAACCATGATGCCGTCCCACACGGGCTTAATGATGTTCTCGTACAGCCAAGTGAACACGACGCCGACCGCGTTGAACACGCCTTGGATGACCGGCAGCGCGGTTCCGGTGAACCAGTCAACAACGCCTTTCACCGCGGCCTGGATGAAGCCCCAGACGTTAGCGACGATCTGCTTACCAAGCTCCGTTTGGGTGAAGAACCAGATGAGTCCGGCGACAAGGCCCACAATCGCTGCGACGATTAGCCCAATCGGATTCGCGGTCATCGCCGCGTTCATGCCCCACTGAGCCGCCGCGGCAGCGGTCAGCCAGCCGCGCACGGTCTTGATAATCGCCATGGTCCCCATGACCGCGACATACCCAGCGATAGCCGCAGTGAGCGGTATCAGCCAAGCAGCGTTATCCTTCACCCATTGACCAACATCGGCGAGCCCGTCACGGAAGTTACCCACAGCCGGTAGTGCCGTGTCAGTGATGAACGCGAACACGTTGCTCAGAACCGGCAAAAACTGCTCGCCGATCTTAACCTTCAGGTCCTCCCAGCCCGCAGACATAACCTGCTGCTTATGGGCGAACGTGTCAGACTCTTTAGCGAAGTTCCCTTGGGCGTCCGCGGTCTGTTTCGTGATCAACGAGAGGGTAGCGGCCTGGGTTGCCTGACTATCGTAGGAACCGCCGACTTTCTTAAACCCGAGCGCCGCGGCCTCGGCGTCGATCTTCGCCTGATTCAGCGAAACGCCGTACTTCTCAATAGGGTCACGTTCACCCTTGAGTGCCGAACTGAGGGCCGCGACCGCGTCCGACGCGGACCCGCCAAACATTGAGGACAGGTCGGCGCCCATGCCGATAAGCTCATTCGTTTTCGGCGCAAGCTTGTCCATCGCCACGCCGCCGTTTTTCAACTGGCTACCGATGAGAACGCTAAGGTCCGCAAATTCGTTGCCAGTCAGGCCAACGTTCTTAGCCGCGTCCTTAGACCAGTCCTTCATCTTCCCGGCAGAGCCCTTGAATACAGAGTCCAGCGCGCCCATGCTCTGCTCTGCTTTTCCTGCCCCATCAACAGCCGAGCTAACAAAGTCAGTGATAGCGCCGACGGAAAACGCCGCCGCAACGCCCGTCATGGCACCCTTGAACGCGGACGAGAACGCCCCGCCCGAAGACTTGCCAGACTTCGCGGCCTCCTTGTCAATCCCGGAGAACTGCTGAGAAATCTTCTGCGTCAAGCCCTTGGCGCTGGGAACAATCGAGACGTAATAAGCAGCGAGTTCTGACGCCACGGGGCACCCCTTTAAATGACAAGGGGGCCTCGTGGCCCCATGATTTAGTTGTTTGCGTGCTTCCGCCGGAAAGCCTCAGCACGAGACACCGCATACTCGACCTTCTCGGCCTGCTCCAAAACCCCGAGCGGGTAATCCCGCATCTCGGGCGCCTTGCCCTTGCCGCCGGCCTGCGCGTGCGCGATCCTGGTTAGCGTGTTCTCAACCATCCACGACGCCTCAACCTCAGCCGTGACCGCAGCCGGGCCGCCAAGACGCACACCAACAGCACCGCCACGCGGCAGGTTCGACGCCAGCACCGAGACTTTGCGGACACTCACCCGGCCTCGGTACATGTCCGCCAGGTCTAGCTGGTAGTACCGTTGCAGGTCAGCCTCGAGAGCTTCCCCGTGGTTTTGGAGCAACCAGAGAAGCGCGGTTATTTTCCCCGCTGCGCCTCGGTCATGTACTCCTCAAGGAACGCCTGCGTAGTGGCGAGGGACACGCGGCCCTCAGCCTCACGGACCTGGTCCTTGAACTTGTCGTACTGGTCGCCCAGCATCTTCCGAACAGCCGTTGCGAACTGGTTGCCCTCCAGCGCCTCGAAGAACTCGAGGTCGTCAATCAGGTCCGGGTCCACAACGTAGTCCGTGCCGCGCCAGTTGAACGCGGACTTGCTCGTAACAACGTCAGCCTTAGCGGTCTGACGGTCAGCCGGACGCTTAGCGCCGGCGGGAATCTTTGCATCTGCCATGGTGGTTTCTCCTACTTAGTGGTGGTTGTCAGGTGATGAGGTGGGCGGGGGAAACCACCACGGAAAAACACCCCGCCCACCCGTCTAGCTACGGGCCAGCGGTGAACGCCGGCGCGTTGGTCAGAATGTACGAATCACCCAGGATTTCCAGGGTCAGGCCGTACATGGTCAGGGACGAGTTCTGGTGCGAAAGGTCTTCACGCTCAGTGACCTCAACGCGCTCGCAACACAGGTACTTGGTCACGCCGCCGTCAACGAACTTGAACACGGCAGCCCGGGCAATGGTGCCGATGCCCTCGGGCAAGTCGATCTTCGCGACCTTATTGGGCGCAGTGCCAGTAACGGTCGGGGCGCCGTGGCCGTAATACAGCGCCGTCACGCCCGGGGTTTCCTCAAGACACTGAATGCTGATGGTCTTCTCAGTGCCCGTGACCTTCGTCTTCAGCGTGGTCCCGCCCTGCCAGCCCTTGAACTTCTCAACATCAGTCGAGAGGGCCAGGGAAACGCCGTCCTCAGACAGCCAGCCGACAGCCGCGAACGGCGCAATCGGATCAGCCGCAACAGTGGTAGGCAGCGTAGTGCCGAGCGGGGCGAAGAAAACCTCAGAGTCAAGGTCGCCATACGCCCGGATGTTGTCGTAATTCTTGGTCTCAGCCACGGCTAGAGTCCTTTCTTAGCTTCGGTCTCAGCCGGGGCCGAGGGAACAGCCGCGGCGGGTGCCTCGGCGGTCTCCGCGGCAGGTCGGGCCTTGCCGCGGACAATCAGGGAACGCGCATCGGCGTCATTCACGTCGTGAGTGCTGCCGCCCTTGTATGCGCGGCCCCCGCTGGTCGTGTAGTCATTCGCAAAAGTGATCTTCACTTGGGCTCCTAAATCGTGTCCGAGGCGATACCCCGGAAGTGCAGTACAAAGGTTTGCCGGTAGCGGGGTACGCGGGCGTCGGGGTCCGGGATGTAGACGGGCCTGCCGACTTCTTCCACGGCCTTGCAGTACACGCCTTGGACGGTCACGCCCGCCGCTGCGTTCACAAGGGCCCGGACCTTCGCGGCCCTCTGCTCGGCTTTCGGATTCGTCGTATCCCAGGAACCGACCAGCAGTTGCCCGCCATCAGTAACTTTCGTGACAAGCCCGCCACCCGCGTTCTCGACCAGTACGAAAGCAGGTGGACGCGTGGCAGGCACCTCGCCAACCACCGGATCGTCAGAGCGCTCATCTAGGTAGCGGATCAACCAAACAGCCGGGTTAGGGAACGTCAGATACTCAGCCAAGGCCAGCCGCCTTAGAAAGTGTCCCGTCCTTCGCCTCGTGATACATCGCACTGAATGACTCAGTAATCACAGACGCGCGGGCACGGTGCCGACCAATCATCGAAGACGCCTTGTGCCCTTCGCCGGCGCGGGCTGCGATCTTCTCCGCCTCAGCCAGTAGATGCTTCTCGAGCGCGGGATCCTTCAGCATGTCGCGGACAACTTTGCGGGAAAGCTTCAAACCATCAGCCATCGAACCTCCCCACCTCCACAACAACGCCAGACGGTCCACCAGTGAACGGGTTGCGACCCCAAGGCCGCGGCGTGCCAGTCACGTCGAAAGGAGCCGCATGACCCGGCAAACTCACCCGGTCACGCAAACCAACGACAGCGCCCGGAGGGAAATACACGGTGAACTCAACCCCAGCGCCGTCACGGTTAGGCTCGAAAACCTCCGCAACCGCACCCGGCGCAACAGCACACCCCGCATACACGACCGGCGCGCCCCACGAATCCGCTTCCTGATAGCCGTCAACAACAGCGCCAGGAACATGAGCAAGGACGCCAACAGGGACGCCGAACGGGTGGCGACTCATAACCAACCACCAATCGGCGGCACATAGTACGGGCTGAACGGCGACGTAACCGGGATCGTGTCAATAGTGAACGCGCCACGGTTAGAACCAGCCAACGAAAGCCGCGCCAACTCATCATCAGTGACCCACAACTCGCCAGGCTGATCCCCGCCAAGAGTCACCGAACCGCTAAACGGCCCAGTAGTCTCCTGGCGGGTACGCACACCCTCCGGATTACGGAACACCCTTTGAACCATCGACGTAACAACGTCCTTGACGTTATCCACCAAATCAAGCTCAACAAGCGGATCCGCAGACACGCGGGCTGCGAGCCCGGGCACCTTCGAACGCAGCAGGCGTTCAGCACGCCCAACCCACAAATCAACCTTCACCAAATCCGCAGGCGCGTCATCACCAATCCACGCATCCACCACCTCAGCAGCAGTAGTCCAATTAGCCATGACGCCTCCTGCTAGTTACGGGGTTTACGTGGTCGCCGGGCGACCGGCGCGGAAACCTTCTCAGGCTCCACGGCTTCCGGTTCCTGCTTCTTGAAACCAGCACGGGAAAGCTGGTCAACGAATGCCTCAGCAACGTCAACCAGCTTCCCCGTGTGAGGGTTTACCAGGATCATTACGGGGCGGTAGCCGTAGCGCTGAGGAGCTTCACGAAGTGGGCGCCGTTGCGGACGGCGAAGCCAACCTCAACCTCGGCGCGGATCGCGAACATGTTGCGCTGCCACAGGTTCAGCTGAGTGCCGCCCTTGTTGACGGTCGCCTGATCAGAGACGCTGATCTGGATACCCTCGACGGAGCCCCACACGGCGGAGCGGGCGAAGTCGCCGGCGAAGCCAATGGTGTCCTTGGTCGGGTCGGTCGGGTTGTTGTAAACCGCGGCAGAACGCAGCACATCGCGACCGAACACGGAACCGATGGAACCAGAATCGGTGCGGGCGTCACGCAGGAACGCGTAATTGCCGACGCCATCCTTGGCGGTCATCAGGGTACCCTCAGCCTGCGGGCTAATCAGCCAGTGCGACAGGTCGCCGCCGGCAGCGCCAACGGTCGTCAGCGCGGTGACAAGGTCGCCCAGGGTGTCCGTGCCGTCAACGGTCACGGCGGTCGAGCCGGACAGAACGTCGAAGTTCGAGCCCGGAGCCGTACCGTGCAGGATCGTGGAGTCAAACTTTCGCCCCAGCGCGGTCGGGAGTCGGCGGGCGAGTTCCGCGTACAGGGCGGGCAGGTCGCGGCGGAACTCGTCAGAGAACACCTCGATGACAGCCAGCTTGTACGGGGTGATGGACTTGGACGAAACCGTGGCGTCAGAGACGGGCTTCTCGTCCGTCTCGTTCACCCAGTTAGCCGAAGCGTCACCGGTGATCATCGGGATAGTGACACCCGAACCCGGAAGGGTGATCTGGCGGGACGCCTGCATGATGACAGAGTCCTGCACAGCATTGGCCCAAATCTCGGAAGAGATTTCCTTGGGCAGAAGGGCGGAAACGCCGGAGCTAGTCCGGTTCAGATCAATACCAGCCATGTTGGCCTACTCCTTATGAGGAAAGTTTGGACGTGAAGAAGTCGGCGAACTGGTCGCCAGTGGAGCCCTTCACGGTGTTCGAGTTGACCCGGTTCAGGGAGCTCGAAGACGGGCCGGCAGGTTTCTGCTCGCCCCGGAAAGCAATAAGCGCATCAGCCGCAGCCTCAAGTTCCTCCTGCGTACTGCCCGTTAGCAGTGCGGAAGGGACGCCCTTAGCGGCGGCGACCTCGGCGCGGAGAGCCTTAGCCTCAAGCTCGGACGCGCGCTTCTCAGCGGCAGCCAGGCGGTCGGCAGTCTTCTGCGCCTCGGTCTTGTTGGCTTCCTCGAGTTCGGCGTACTTCGCGGCCTTAGCCTTGATGTCGTCGTAGTCGGAGAAGCGCTTGCGCTCCCGGTCGAGCCGCCCCTGAATGATCCGGTCAAGTTCTTCCTGCGTTGCAGGCGCCTTGAACGATTCCTCGGTGGACTCGTCGGTGTGTTCTCCCGCGTCAGCGGTAATGTCATCAGACATAGGTGATTCCATCCGTTTAGAGCCTGTCGGCTGTTTGATAGGCCACACTTACGGCGTGCGTAACCGCTTCACGGGAGACCGTGGAAGTTATTTGGCGTCTCTGGCCTTGGCGTACAGGTCATAGAGCGCATCGGGGTCGTAGCCGAACTCAACGCGGGCGCGCGTCTCGTCCCAAACCGGCATCGCGTTACAGCGACAGTGGCCGTGGAACTTCTTCGTGCTGCCGGCGGTAGATTTCGAGTAGACGAACCCGCGAGAGGCGAGCATCAGGCAGAATTTGCAAGCGCCAGGCTCCGGGATCCGGGCATAAGCGGCCTTGTCCTTGTGCGCGGCCTGCATGACGGTGTCGCGGCCCGGCTGCAACACGTACTCGTTCGTCATTAGGGACAGGAAGTTAGTCACCGTGGCGCTATCACCGAGCCACAGAGGGCCGCTAGCGCGAGTCGCATAACCAAGGCGGTCGGAAACCTGTGCGGCAGGCACGGAGGGGGCCAGTGGAGCCCTGAAGCTCCCCGGCACTCCCTCCGAAGCCCGCAACTCGTCGTACCAGTCAGCCGCGACCGACGCCGCAACATCCCCATACTCCGAAACAAGCGTTGGCACGTACTCGAACAAGGCGGCTTGCACCGCTGCTGGGCTCTCGAAGTTCAGAGCCCCAAGGAAGTCGGTTAGATCCGTCTCGACAAGGTCGGCAATGCCGTTATTGGCCTGCTCGAACTGCGTCAGCAGTTGCATTGACATCAACAACCCCCTGCGTCGGCGTCTTCACGGCTGCGGCCAGAGCATCTAGGCGGCTACCCGCGCTGGATCTGCGACGATCCGCCGCAATCCGGTCAATGGTCGTCTGATCGAAGCCCATAAGTTCCAAAGTCACCGCAGAATCAGCCGGCAGCACGCCGGCAGCAACAAGCTTCGAGGCCGCGTCAGCCTGAGAGGCGAGCGTAGGTGTAGCCGGGTTGCGCCACTTCGTAGACAGCAGTTCGAGGCCATCAGCGGAGCCCGTAGCAATCTCCACAGCCATCCGCATAGCGTCAATCCACGCCGCGCCGAACGGTTCGTGCGCGGACTCGGCATCCGAGTTCAGATCGAGGTAGGCCGTGTGCATCGCAGCATCGGAAGCCGGGTTGTCATGGATGATCCCGAGCGCGTTTACCGGGATAGACGTTTCACCAGCGAACTTCGCCGCAATCGTCCGCAACATCTCCGTATGCGGAGACATCGACGCCTGCTGGAACTGACCAACCGTAGGAACGTCGCCGTCCTCATCCTTCGACAGTCCAAGAATCCGACCCGTGATCGCCTCAAGGGCCGTCTTCTTCTCACCATTCGGACCCACAAACGCGGCCTCATCAGCGCCCAGAATGTAGCGCTGCGGGGCACTGTAGAACTCCGCCGTGACCTCCATGCGGAGCGCCGTGCGGATCGCCTCATCAGTGATCTTCATGACGCCCTGGCTGATCCGCGAACGCCCAAACGGGTACTCCGGGGAGGAATCGTAGGCGAGCATCACAACGGTGCAGCGGCCAACAGGGTTAGGGGTTTCTTCAAGCACCCAGCGGCCCAAATCGAACTTGCCCGTCACAACCTTGTCGTCAAGGAAAAGGATGAACTCTTTCGGCGTGCCCAACTCGGCCTCAATGACCGTCAAGGCAGCCCAGACGCGGCGCTTAATCGGATCCCAAAGAGCCGTCGAAGTCGTCGGAGACAACGCACGGATAACGGCCGCAGGCTCACCCGGACCGCCAGCCATGACAGCCACAAACCCCACGCCATAAGTCAGCGCCGACATGTGCGCGTGATGCGCCTCAATGCCGAGACGGTTATCAGCCCAAATCCGGTCGATGTCGAAGTCAGCAACATCAGCGCCAGGCACTGCATAGCCGCCAAGCTTGATCCGAGACGCCAAAGACTTGACCGCCTTATAAGGCCAGCCGATCACAGTCTCAAACGACTGCAACTGCGGCGGAATCGCGATACCCAAATGCCGCACAAGCTGCTTGCACTCAAAATAGCGCCTGCGGGTCGCGTTAATACCCTCAACCGCCCGCAACTGCGTCAGGCACAAATTCAGAACCCGGTTATCGTCAACGGAGAGGCCCGGAACAACAAGAGTGTCAATCACGGACAACCCACTTTCTACATAACAAGGACGCGACCCGACTTCTCGGGATCACGGGGAGGCTTAGCGAACTTCACAGCGCCGAAATGGGCAGCAGTCGCGGCCATCAAAGGAGACAAATCAACATCGAGAGACTTTCGGTTCCACTTCCAAGCGCCGGCAGGCCCGAAGTTTTCCTTCGTCGCGCCAGCCAAGGACTGATTTAGTTCCGGCTGGTCATAGTGGCTTATCGTCTTGTCCTGCGTCACGGCGTCATAAAGCCCGCCGCAAGCTTGGGATAATTCAGCGGCGCCCATGACCCGGACGAGGCAGCCGCGCTTCCTCAGCTCGGGCTCAAGGGATCGGGCCGGGGAGTATGCGTCAATCACAACCGGGATCCGCCTCTTAGCCCGCACGACGATCCAATCGACCAAAGCCTTAGAACCAGCCGCGGCGAAGTCCTCGTCTTGAGCCAACTCCATATGCACATGTTCGGGGGCGAAGGCTGCGACGGCGATACTCACCTTCGTGCGTTCAGGGTTCATGTCTAGGCCAATAGCAGCGAGAGGCCACTCGTCAGGCACAATCTTTACGGCCAATTCGCCCCATGCGCCGGCAGGAATGGCCGAACTGCGCCCGTCATCGTCCCAAATCCCCAGCGCCTCGCGGCGGAAAGAATCATCGTCCGTCAACTGTTCGCGCATGCGCTCCATGGATTCCAGTGGAGTGCGTTCCGGGAATGATGGGTTAGCCTTCTCCCATTGCGCCTTGTCGTCCAACTCAGCATCAGGGTCAGCCGAGAACTCGATGTAAGCCATCTGATCTGCCCGGCCCGAGAGCGCCTTCGTGCGGCGGTTCGTGAACTCCTCGCCGGGATCAACAGGCCGCGGTGGCGTGCCCATGAAAAACAGCAGGGCGCCGGACGGCTGGCGCGACTGGTTAGTCGCGGCAACCATGTCCTCAAGAGCCTTAGACGTGAGGATCTGCGCCTCATCGAAGACTTCAATATCAACCTCATCGAAGCCGCGACCAAAGCCCTGCTCGCGAGCGCCAAACATGATCATCGAGCCATTAGTGAACTTGATTTCCTGCTCGCCATTGGCCGTGCGGATCCCGTTAGGCGCCACGTGGCGGGCAACCTTCTTCTTCCGCACCATCCCCTGCAAAGATCGGAACGTGTTAGTCGTTGTGCGCGTCCGGTGCGCCGTCCAGATCACAGTTAGCCCAGGATTCAAGACGCACAGGGCAATGACGATCATGCCAACCAGAAACGTCTTACCCACCTGCCGCGGAATCGAAAGCACAATCCCACCAACAGTGGCCGCATACTTACCATCGGCACGCTTACCTAGTGCGATCTTCCCGACGCCGTGCTGCCACAGATCGAAGGTGACGCCCATCTCCGCGCACTGAGCCTGAACCCGCGGCCACGCAGTAGTCTTAATGCCCGCCGGGATGACCACATGGCGCGCAAGATCAGATAGCCGCGGCGTCGAAGTCTTCGTCTGGGAGCTCGCCACTAGACTCGGCCTCATCTTCCCTGGAATCAATCGCCTCGATATCCCGCACGACCTCAACCAGCCGCTTAGTCAAAGCAGCAAGATCGCGGGCCGGCGTATCCGGGTCCTCGACAGCCCTGGCAATACGAGTACGCATCGCCACCAGCAGATCCCGAGTTGAGCCAGTGTCCGCAGCCTCAGAAACAGTCTTCGGCCTAGCCCTAACCGGCTTCTCACCCGGCGAAACAGCCCGCAACTGTGGTTTACGTGCAGCCATCAGGGGTTCCTCCTTTGGGAAAAAACGTCGGGGAGAGATATTTCGCT